TTGCGCATAAATCAACGTGTGCTTCTAGATTCGTTTTTTCTAATTCAGTAGTGGCGTTGGCCATCTTATTCTCCGTAAGTAAGTAAACTCTTGCGTTAGCCTTTGGGTATATTTTAAGATGTGCCTGTTATAGTTTTTAGTCTACAGTGTTATTTATCATCATTCTACAATTTCAAACACTATATTAGTGTCATTTGGGTGACCAGTCCTAAAAACATTATTGGTAATTTTAGCAGTTTCATCTAGTCCTGTAATAATAGGAACAAGATCAAAATCTGATACTAGCATGTCTAATGACAATGCATCTTCATATTCAACTTCAAACATAAATTCCCAGTATCGTTGCTTACCTTTTATAGCTGTACCAAATGACAGTTTGTCTACACTGCCCAATTGTGCAACACAACTGATAGGATCTATATTAACTCTAAGTCCAATAGTCTGTAGCATTGTGTAATAGTTTGCCTGTTGATTCACAAGGCGCTTGTCGTCACCACGACGAGCATTAGTTTCTGTAATATCAACAACTGTAGTTAATTTAAATCTCATACTGTATTTACAGCCATAAAAAAAGGGCCCACTTAAAAGTGAGCCCAGTGTGCCGTTACAGCACGGTTCCTAAGGTAGTTAGGATTATTCGAAAGTTGCTACAACTGCTACAGTAGTAGCAGTAGTGTATGAACCTGCTGTTCCTTCTGGAGCAACACCACCTTGTAGTGCAACGTATACAACGTCTGCAAGTGCAGTTACGCCAGCGACTGTTGCGCCAGGGTAAAATACGTCAGATACTGTTACACCAGTTGTTAGTGCTTGAATTGCTGAGTCTAGCTCTGCTTGAGTTTGACCTGAGTTAGTGATTGTGCAAATACGTGTTACTGGGCCTAAACCGTTACCAGCTACTGTGATTGCTCTTGAGTCTACTGCTGCCATTTTATTTCTCCTTTAATCGAAAATGGTCCTTCACACTCTGTGAAGTTCTTGTATTGTATTTAGTCTCTAAGACAAAATTACTGTTCTTACTGCTTATTTTGAGCTCTTTTGTGCAATACTCTTAGTAGTTGTACAAATCCTGGGCCTGCTGATACTATATCATCTAGCATTTCAATTGCAGGCTGCATACCCTTAACATACGCTGATGGAATGTTCTTACCTTCTTTAGCAAGTTCTAAAAATAATTTTACTCGCATTAGGTTCTCTGCGCCAACTATAAGTCTGTAATTAATTAGATTGCGGTTTTCAACACGTTTAGCAATTCGATCAAATGCATCTTCGTTAATATGTACAGTGTCTATAGCATCAGCAACATCATGTCCGCCTTCCATCATTGCCCATTCACGGGCAGTATAACGTGGCTCGTCTAGTATTGCTAAATCTTCCAGAAACTTATCTACATCCGCATCTGTAATGAGATCAGACTCGTTTACAATTGATCTAATAAAATCCATTATGCTCTTTTAGCTCTCGATGCATACTTATCTGCTTGCATTGCAGTTATTTCATCATCAGATGGTTCAGCGAACTCGTCAGGATCAGTGTCGCTTTGATCAGTATCGTCAAGTCCACCTTGTTTATGATCCTTAGTTAATGCTGCCTGTTGCTGTTGAATCTGTTCTGCATAAGCTAATAGTTTTTTAATAACTTCAGGACTAACTCCGGCCTTCTTAACAACTTCAGCTAGATTCTTTGGACCAAATACTGTACCAAAGTCTGTAAGCGTACTGCCTACTCTAGACATAACAACTGATAGCCCATCGTCTTTCGTTGATGCTGCTTGATCCATTAATATACGTCCATATTCTGCTAGTTTGCGCTGCTGCGGTGTCATTTCGAAATTAGCTTCGTTTATAATGTCTTGCATTTTCATAATTATATTTCCTTATCGTTGTACGGCTCTGTTGGCTCTTGTGAAAAATTCTCTTGGTACTAGTTTAACATCACCTTCTGGATGTGCCAATACATATCCTTCACCGCCTTCACCGTGACCTGGTATGTTTGCTTTTACTGTTGAATCGTGTGAATCAAACTGACTAATCACTTTGTCTTTGATTTGCATAATGCCTGACACTACTTGCCAGATTGCATCAAAACCTCTTTGGTTGGCTTGTATGTGTGCAGCAATATTCTTTTGTTTGTTAGCCGATAGTTTAGATCTTGCCATCCAATCAAAGAAGTCTGCGCCTAAGTTTTCTAATCCTGTATCAACTTTGCTGTTAGTATATGCATACAATACTTTTGCAAAGTCTGATATTTTTAGTGCTGTAAGATCTGCGGCATTTAATAGCTTGTCAATTGCGCCTGCATTCTTTGCAACTGCTGCTTTAAGATTGTTAATATCTTCGTCATCAATCTCGGGAGCCTTTTGTACAGTTACACTTGGGAAGATTAGCACATCAGTACCTTGGAAGTCGATGCCTTCTGGTACTGGACTTTCATTGCCTGCTTCGTCGATCATTCTATGAACAACAACACCTGTAGTTGATTGACCAATACGCTTGCCTAGGTCGCTGTCAACATCTACTGCATACTCAACAATGTTTGGTTTGAATACATAATTGTTATTCTTAACTGGCGGTGTAGTATAATATAGTAGGTCTCCTTTTAGAAACCCACGGAAGTCTTTAGGTGTTGCACGTTCGTAAAGATCAAAGATGCTGCGCATTTTTCCTGCGAATGCAACGTAGTCTGGTTTCTCTCTGTTCTTGCCGCCACTACGGTTTAGAAACATCTGTTCTAGATCTTCGCCGCTTTTACTCTTACCATCGTATCCAACAGCGCCAAATCCGCTTTTGTCTGTAAGAACAAAATCACCGTTAGCATCACGGCCAAAGATGATAGCAGGACTGCCGTCCCATTTAATAGTAACATCTGTATGCTTTCCTTGTTCTAAACTCTTAAGACTTTCTAACGCACGGATTGCTCCTCGGCTACCTTCCCAGAACACAATGTCTTCTGCGTGGTCAATGCGAGCACCTTCTTTTAGAAAGATACGACTTTCAACTAATTTAATATCGCTATATCTCATCTGTTAAATGCTCCTGACGACATCACTACACTGTTAAGTGGTGCGCCGCTTAGTTCTCTAATTCTACGAAGTTGTTTATCTGCTAGAGATTCAACTTGTGATTCGGGCACTTCTTTACCAGCCTTTATCATGTTCTCTTTCCAAGGACCAATAAGCTGTTCGTAGTTTGGATCGCCTTTTAGTTTTGCGAGCATCTGCTCAACAGTATGTGTGTCAGCTTCTCTAGCACCCTTACCTAGTAGTATCTCTGCAATTTCATCCCAGTCATTTGCAACGACAGCATCACCATTGTTAGGATCGACTACACCCTTTGTTGGGCTAAACTTGTATCCTCTACCTCTTGCAAGACTAGAAAGTAGTACAGCCCTGTCAGCACCAGTAAAGGATTCTGTGCCGCCACGTTTGGCGCCACGTTGTAGAGCAGGATTGTCTGTAAGCATAAAGTCTGTTTGAACAAAGCCGTTGTTAACATCGCCTCTGATTGGAGTACGGAAGTGTACTTGAAGTCCTGCGTTTGCTACCCAACCTCCTGTAAAGGTTCTACCCTTGTTCATAATTTCTAAATCAGGTATGCCTTGCTGTTGACACCACGCAGAAAGTTTTGCAATTATTTCTTCTTTAGGTAATTCTCGTTCGTCAACGTTTAAATCTATATCACCTGATGAATTTTCTTCAAATGTACCATCTGGTTTATTTTTCTTACCAGTTGTTCCGAGCATATCTTCGTCGACAAACTTAAAGCCAAACGTAGCATTGAGCCAATCTATTGTTGGTTGCACATCAGCTGTAGCAATACGTTGTGTAATTGGTGTTGCGTCAGGCTGTTTGAATACGTTGCCGCCTTCTTTAAGAATCACTGTCATTGTTCTTGCTCTCTATAACTTTTTGTATGCCGCGTTTAAACTTTTTAGGGTCGCCGCTCTTAATAGCATTAATAAATCTTCGTTCGAGTTCGCCAGCCGTTACATCATCATAAGTGCTTGCGATTCTATTCAACAAGTTTATGCTGCTTTCAATGATATTATTAGCTGAAGTCTCAATTTGCTTGTCGCTATTATAGGAACGGCCAAAGCTGTTAAGTTCTTCTAAAATACTTCTTGTACGTTTTTTCATTGCGTTACTCCGATAATGTATTTAGCGCATCGATAAATATGATTGTAATAGATGAAGGAGGGCATAATGTCTATATCAGAGTTGAATTTCAAAGAAAGATCCTTGTTGTTTGCTAAACTTGCAAGTATAGCTTATAATAACTTAAAGGACGCGAAAAGTCAAGCGAAGAAGCTAGGCTTTACAACTGTAGAGTTTTATGACAGAGACGGTGCTCAGGCATACCGCTTCATGAACAAAGATGATTTGGTCATAGCATGTCGAGGAACTGAACCAACTCAGTTCAGTGATATTGCAGCAGACCTTAGAGCAATTCCTGTAGTTGCAGAAACTATCAGCAGAGTACACAAAGGTTTCAAATCAGAAGTAGATGATCTTTGGCCAATGGTATGTGACGACTTGATTCGTCCTGTTAATATGGGCAAGAAGGTATGGTTCTGTGGACACAGTCTAGGAGCAGCAATGGCAACTATTATGGCTAGCCGTTGTATGTTTTATGCAAGTGTTCCTGATCCAGAAGAGCTTTACACATATGGTTCACCTAGAGTAGGATGGCGCAAGTATGTTAACAGCTTAGGTGTCGTGCATCACCGTTGGAGAAACAACAACGATATCGTTACAACTGTTCCTCCAACGTTCCTTGGATTTGTACATCACGGTACTCAACACTACTTGAATGCGTATGGCCAAGTTAGAAACCCAACTGGCTGGCAGCTAATCAAAGACAAGTGGCGCGGCATATGGATGGGCCTAAAGCAAGGTAAAGTAGATAGCTTTGGCGATCATTCAATGGATGAATACATCAAGCACCTTGAAGCAGCATTAGCCGAATAAACTACTAACGCTTTCTTCGTTTGATACACGACGAATAGCTTCGCCAAACAGTGTTCCAACAGTTACTTGACGAACTTTAGTAACTGTCTTGGGACACTTGTTTGCAATACTGTCCGTAATTACCAATTCTTCAAGTACACTGTCTTGAACACGTTCACATGCTTTGCCTGACAGCACTCCGTGTGTGATATATGCTCTAACACTCTTCGCACCTGCATCCATAATAGCCTGTGCTGCATTACAAAGTGTTCCGCCGCTGTCTACAATGTCATCAACTAGAATAGCATGCTTACCTTTAACATCACCAATCAATCCCATTACTTCGCTCTTGCCTGCTTCAGGTCGACGCTTGTCTACAATAGCAATGTCGCCTCCGAACATATCGGCAAACTTGCGAGCACGAACAACGCCGCCTGCATCTGGTGATACAAATACAGTCTTAGCATCTAGTGTGCCTTCGTCATCGATACCTAGTTTATGTCTAATGTCTTTTGCAAATACAAGTCTGCTGGTCAAGTCATCAACTGGAATATTAAAGAAGCCTTGGATCTGTCCTGCGTGTAGGTCCATAGTAAGGATCCTATCTGCTCCTGCTGTAGTAAGCAAGTCTGCTACTAGCTTTGCAGTAATTGGAGTACGGCTTGCACTCTTTCGATCTTGTCGTGCATAACCAAAGTAAGGAACTACTGCTGTAATACGCATGGCACTTGATCGTTTAGCAGCATCAATCATAATCATTAGTTCCATTAAATGATCGTTAACTGGTGTGCTGGTACTTTGAATAATAAAAACATCTTCGCCTCGAATGTTCTCATGGAACTCTACACTACTCTCACCATCTGCAAATGTCTTAACACTTGCAGGTACTAGGGTTGCAAAACAATGTTGCGCAATACTCTTTGCTAGTTCGGGATTAGCATTACCGGAGATGATCTTCATTTTCAATTTTTACTTTTCCTTAGTTGATTGTTATAATTAATTGCTTCTTCTATGATACTTAATCGTGTATCATTACGCCCAGCAGTGTGAAC